CGTGAGCTGTTCGGCATGGTCAGCCTCGGCGAGAAGTTCCTCCACACCGCTCACGAAGTCAAGACTGCTCGCAAGGCGTTCATCCGCCTCTGCTCGTTCTTCGAGAATCCGAAGTTCCCTGAGCTCGAGGCTCTTGTTGTCGACATCCGAAAGACCAACGGCCAGGAAGCGATCATCCTCCGCAATGGTGGATCGTGTGAGTTTGTCGCCCGGTCCAAGAGCAGCGCTCGCGGCTTCACTGTTGACGTCCTGGTGATGGACGAGGCGCAGGAGTCTTCTGAGGAAGCGATCGAGGCGCTTCTTCCCACGATCTCAGCTTCCCCTTCCGGCAATCCTCAGCAGATCTTCACTGGAACGCCTCCTGGCCCCAAGATGAATGGGGAGATCTTTACTCGCATCCGTTCTGCAGGGATTCTCCGCCAGGACAAGGCGCTCTCCTGGCATGAGTGGTCGTGCCCATCTGATGTCGACCTTGATGATCCCAGAAGCCACGCCATGGCGAACCCTGCTCTCGGGATCCGGCTCCACCCCGACGTCATTGATGGCGAGCGCGGCACCATGTCCGACGCGGGCTTCGGTCGTGAACGTCTCGGGATGTGGGACGAGGCTGTCACCAATCGAGTGATCGATAGCAAGAGTTGGGAGCTCTGCGCTGACGTCGATTCCATTCCAGTGGACTGCATGGCTCTTGCCATCGGTGTTGATCCCGAAAGGCGCTCCGCTGCAGTAGGTTTAGCAGGTCGTCGCAAGGACGGCCTGTGGCACTTTGAGATGGATGAGCAGCGCAAGGGTGTGTCGTGGGTGGCCGGGTACATCCAGCAGAAGCTCCGGAACAACCCAGGCAAGATCCGCTCAATCGTCGTGAACGGAAGCTCTCCAGCCAAGACTGTCGTTGATGACCTGCTGGCAAAGAAGATTCGGGCCACAGTGATGAATGCGAGTCAGGTGGCAGAGTCATTCGGGAACTTCTTCGACGAGGTTATGGAGGGGACAGCCCGACACACAGATCAGCCGCAGCTGAGCGCTGCTCTGGCCGTGGCTGGACGGCGAGACCTCGCTGGGGGATCAGCTTGGAGTCAGAAGAATAGCGCCAGTGACATCACAGCTCTTGAGGCGTGCACGTTTGCACTCTGGGGTGCTCAGGCCAGTAAAGTTCGGCGACCAGGTGGCGGGGGACGAGAAGCTGGAGATCGGAGCTCGACAGGGAACCGTGGAGGGTCCATGCTATGACACTTGATCTTCCAGGTCTGACTGACGATGAGCAGCGCACTCTGAACCGTCTCATGAATCAGCTCTCTGTGAAGCAGACGAGGAACGCTCTGCGGTCCTGCTACTACGATGGCAAGCGTCTCGTCAATCGGCTCCAGAGCCTTGTTCCTCCACAGTATTTCCATCTCGGGCTCTGCCTCGGCTGGGCCGCGAAGGCTGTCGATCTTCCTTCTCGACGCGCGACTGTCAATCAGTTCGTATGGCCCGATGGTGACCTAGATTCGCTTGGGATCACGGAGTCCTGGACAGGAAACAACACCCGGTCTCGAGTGTCTTCTGCGATCAAGTCGTCCATGATTCACTCAACGTCGTTTCTGATCAACACTCTCGGAGATCCTGAACGGGGAGAGCCGCAGGGTCTCATCCACGTCAAAGATGCGATGTCTGCGACAGGTGACATGAACTCTCGAGCGGGTGATCGTCTCGACAGCCTCTTGTCTATCACTCGCTGGGGGAGTGCTGACCCAGCGAACCCAGAGAATCGCGGCGGAGCTGTTCTCGGTCTAGCCCTCTATCTCAACAATCTGACTATCACAGCAGAGCGTGACGAGATTCAGGGCATGGGTCTCAGCGAGTGGACGGTCACGCGCTACGCACATCCCTGGGGAGTACCGGCTGAGGCTGTGGTGTACAAACCACAGGAGGGTCGTCCATTTGGCTCCTCGAGGATCTCGCGTCCTCTCATGGCCATCCACGACTCAGCTGTGCGCTCTCTGATTCGTCTTGAGGGTCACATGGATGTGTACTCGTGGCCAGAGATGTTTCTCCTGGGGGCGGACGCGAGTATCTTCAAGAATCAAGATGGGTCGATGAAGGCTGAGTGGCAGGTCATGCTCGGTCGCGTCAAGGGTATCCCGGACGACGAGACTGCTGCTGTGCCTCGAGCCGATGTCAAGCAGTTCCCCGCATCGTCGCCGGAGCCTCATCTCGCTCAGCTGAACGCACTGGCGAAACTCTTTGCTCGAGAAGCGAGCCTCCCTGACACTTCCATCGCGATCACTGATGTGTCAAATCCGACATCGGGTGAGTCGTATGACGCGAGTCAGCATGAGTTGATCTCTGAGGTTGAGGGTTCGATCGATGACTGGTCTCCCGCGATCGCGCGCGCTCAGATTCGAGCTCTCGCGATGCAGAATGACGAGCGGGTGATCCCGTCGTCTTGGAAGTCGATCGCTCCTGTGTTCAGAAACCCTCGGTATACGAGCCGAGCGGCGGAGGCAGATGCTGGGCAGAAGACTCTCGCTGCCGTGCCCTGGTTGGCTGACACTGAAGTTGGACTCGAGCTTCTCGGATTGAGCCCCAGTCAGATTCGGAGGGCTCTCGCTGAACGAGACGTGAGAGCCCTCACGTCTGAAAGCGCGCTTCTCGCGGATGCTCTCGGACGCAACATCACGCCTGAGGTTCCGGAGCTGCAGTAATGGCAGAGACTCCTGAAGGAGCTCAGCTCACCGCGCTCCACAAGTCTCTCCAGATGAAGCTGTCCGCTCAATCAATGGCAGCAACGAAGCTCCTCTGGCAGACGATGGATCCAGCCAAGGGCGCAGCTGCAATGGAGCACTGGCTCGAGCTGCAGGTGGAGCTCTCAGGTGTGTTTGACGGGAAGTCTGCGGCTCTTGCAGCAGACTACATTAAGAAGTTCCGCATCGCTGAAGGCTTCCCTGGTGGTCCGATTGTCGGAATGCAAGACTTTGACGAGGAGTGGGCTAAGAAGTCCATGTCCTACAACGGGTCTAACAAGGTCCAGTCTCTTATCAACCAGGGCATGTCGCCTGCCGCTGCGATGGCGAAGGTTGCTCCTATCGCGATGGCTGCTGCCCAGCGTTTGACCCTCGGTGGTGGGCGTCGCGTTCTCGACCAGTCGGCTCTGGCGAATCCTGTGTCGTCCGGGTGGCGTCGTGTCTCATCTGGGAGCGCGTGCGCGTTCTGCGCGATGCTGGTCTCTCGAGGTCCTGCGTACAAGAGCGAGAAGTCAGCTGGCGCTGGTCGACATTGGCACAAGAAGTGTGGTTGTACTGTCGAGGAGATCTTCGACGACGCGTGGACTCCTACGGAGAAGGAACAGGAATACCTCGATACGTACAACAATTCTCGCAAGATCTTGACGTCGAGCGGGAAGACCCCAACAACTTCCAACATCCTGGACCAGATGAGGAAGAGTGGGAAGTTCTCTGACTCTCCGAAGCCTCCTGCTCCCAAGTACACGGCTCCGGTTCCTCATCCGACGCTTGGCCCAAGCTTCCGAGTCAGTTTCTCTGGTCAGGTCTGGAAGGGATACAAGTACAAGGTTCACGGCAAGGAAGGTGTGTCCTGGAAGAAGGTCAACCCTGACGGTTCTGTCTTGCCTGAGAACAAGACGATGCCGACGAAGAAGCAGCTCAAGGAGCAGGCGGAGAAAGCCGCTGCAGAGGCCGCTCTCGCAGCGCAGAAGGCTGCAGAAGAGGCCGCAGCGGCAGCTGCAGAGGCAGCGAAGAAAGCAGCGGAAGAGGCACTTCAGGTCGCCAACGCGAAGATAGTTGCCAAGTTGGGTCCCAACTTCCGGGTCGGTACAGACGGCACGATCTGGAAGGGCTACAAGTACAAGATCCAGGGCAAGGAAGGTGTGTCCTGGAAGAAGGTCGACGAGAACGGTGTCCGGATCCACAAGGACCCTCCCACGAAGAAGCAGCTGGCAGCTCAGGCAGCGAAGAAGGAAGCTGATCTCAAGGCGAAGATCGCGAGCGAGGCTGCGAAGAAGGTAGATCCTGTTCTCCCGCCTGTCGTCCTGAAGAACGACTACCAGAAGCAGAAGGCCGCAGAGTACGGGTGGGGGCAGCCAGAGCTCCAGGCTTGGGTGAAGTCTGGTAAGACGATGGTCGCTTATCACCAGAGTCTTCTCATTAGCGGAGCTAAGAAAGCGACGAAACCTCCTACTCCATTCATTGCTAGCCCCAAGCCGACGAAGGTCGAAACTAGCTCGTCAACTGGCGGTCATGGGTGGGCCAGTGATCGCTGGCCACCAGCCTCTGCGTACACTTCAGCTGAAGTCCGAGGCTTCGCGTCCTACACGGGATCTGGATATCGAGAAACCAACAACACTCTCCGCTCGACTGGTGGTCGGAGAGGCGCGAACGCGGGTCTCGATCAGGCGTTCAAGAGGCCGACTTCACGGGTCCCCAATGACACTGTGACGTATCGCGGTGTGAGTTCTGCGAGGGCTCTCGGTCTCAACGCAGACACGGGAGACTTGTCTAAACTTGTCGGGTCAGAGTACGTCGAGCACGGGTACATGTCGACCGCTGTTGAAGGCGGAGGCTTTGGTGGGAACATCAAGATGACTGTGAAGATCCCGAAAGGCCACCCGGCGATCTATGTTTCGCAACGGGGTGATCCGCTGTCTGTGTATGGCACGTCGGAGAAGGAGCTTCTGCTCGACCGGGGTACCAAGTTCAAGATCGTTGAGGCTGTTCGAGAAGGACAGTATGGCCCGTGGAACGTGATTGTGGAAGTCGTTCCTCCTCCGGTCAGGTTGTGATATTCGCGATCTCGAGGTCACCCTCGAAGTACTCATCGACGTCGATCTCGTCTTGGATTCGACCAAACACTTCCGCGGCCGGGGTGCCGAGAGCGAACTGCTCGACGAGCGTGGCTCGGATGTCTGTGACGAGCTTCCAATCGCTGGCGTCTTTGGTGTCAAGACCAAGCAGAGACTGATCGTTTGTCCAGAGGATCCCAGCGTCTGTCACGATCCACCGGCCAGGTCCTTGCGCGGGTGCATCCGGATATGTCGGCGGTGGAGCAGACCAGAGTGTGGGCGCAAAGTCTTCGAAATGGTCACTGTATTCTGCTGTCATACTGTCAATCATACTCCTAACTCTTAGGAATCACTACTCCGTTGGTAGTATCCTTCCCAGTTATCAGGGCTTCTGCTCTGAATTAGACGCGGACGCAGAGCGGACAATCTGCGGTGATCGGAGTTTTCAGTGACTCAGCCGAACGAAAACCAGGGCGGAAACGAAAACCAGGGGACCACGTCCACCTCTCAGGGATCCGAGACCAAGACCTTCACACAGGACGACATCAACAAGATCGTCTCTGAGCGACTCGAACGAGAGCGCGAGAAGTACAAGGACTACGGAGACCTCAAGAAGAAGGCTGAAGCACACGATCAACTTGTAGCGTCTCAGCAGACCGAGCAGGAGAAGATCCTCGCTCGTGCGGAAGCTGCTGAGAAGCGAGCCGCTGATCTCGAGAAGGCAGAGCAGGATCGCCTTGAGAGAGCAGAGCTGGCCCAGAAGATCGAAGACTGGAAGACGAAGATCGCGGCAGAATCGAAGTTCGAAGGCGTTCCTGCCTCGGCACTTCGAGGAAGCACTGAGGAGGAACTGCGTGAACACGCGGCTCAGCTCAAGGCTCTGATTCCGCCTCCGACCGATCCGCGTCGAGGTGCATACGTCCCCTCTGAGGGAGTGCACAAGGGTGGGGCAGGCTCCCAGGATCCGCGTGAACTGTTCGCGCAGATCATCAAAAATGTCTGATAGCTGAAAGGTGGCCGACATGGCCAATCCCACCACTGTCTCGAATTCTGCGGCCACTCTTCTGCCTCCGCAGATCACCGGCCCGATCTTCGCCAAGACTGCTGAGCGGTCTGCCGTGATGAGCCAGGCTCGTCGGGTCCCTCTGGCGCTCGTGGCCAACACCGCCATTCCGGTCCCGATGGACATCCCGGTGGCTGACTGGGTGGGCGAGGCTGGCGTCAAGCCGGGCGCTCAGGTTGGTGTCGGCGTGAAGACCATGCAGGCCAAGAAGTTGGCGCTCATGCTGCCCGTTTCTCAGGAGGTCGCGGACAGCAACCCCGGTGGTCTGTATGACCAGCTGCAGCAGGACCTTCCGACCGCGCTCTCTCGCGCTTTCGATGCCGCTGCAGTGTCGGGTATCTCGCTCCGCACGGGTGGTGCTGGTCCCTTCACGGACTACATCGCTCAGTCCCCGAACACCATCGCTCTGGGCGCCACATCCCAGGCGAACGGCGGTATCTACGCGGACCTGGTCAAGGCCGCTGGCATGGTCGTCGACCGCAACTACGAGATGAATGGCTGGGTCGCTGACCCTCGTGTTCGCATCAATGCTCAGCTGGGCACGGACACCAACGGTCGTCCGCTGCTGACTGACCTGCACAGCACCAGCACCAATGGCGCTGAGCTGAACAACTCCCTCGTGGGATACCCTGCTGCCTTCAACAACGGTGTCTCCGGCCGATACGTCCGCGCGGGCGACTCTCTGCAGACCATCACGATCACTGGCACTCCGACCGGTGGCACGTTCACTCTGCAGTCTGGCGGCAACACCTATGTCGCCGCGTACAGCGTTGCGACGGCGACTCTCCAGGCCGCGATCCGGGCGTGGGGTGGCATCTACGCGGGTGTCACGGTTTCCGGTACGGCGGGGACGAGCTACGTCGTCACGTTCCCCGCGATCACCGCGAACGTGTTCGCTGCGTCTGCTCCGATCCAGGCGACCTCTCAGCTCACCGGTGGCTCGAGCCCGAAGGTCGCGGTCGTGGCTTCTGGCGCCGGCGGCGTGGACACCACCATCCGCGCGGTGGCTGGTGACTGGACTCAGGCTGCCTACGGTGTCGGCATGGACATCACGATCAAGCGGTCGACCGAGGCGTCCTACTTTGATGGGACCAACTGGCACTCCGCGTTCCAGGAGAACTTGGTTCTGTTCCTGGTCGAGGCTGCCTACGGTTTCGTCCTGGGTGATCCGTCGGCCTTCGCCATCGTGACCAAGGGCTCCGCTCAGTTCTGATTGCGGGGGGTGTGACCATGCCTGCTGTGAGCCTCGAACTCTTCGATCTCTCGCCATTCGCGAAGATCGAGGAAGAGAAAGCACAGTTGATGATCGACGATGCGCTGGCTCTCGCAGCGCTGGTCGCACCCTGCATTCTGGAAGACACGTTCACTCACGCAGCTGCTGCCAAGGCTATCCTCCGCGGAGCCATCCTTCGCTGGCACGAGGCTGGAACTGGAGCCTCTGTCCAGCAGTCTGCCGGCCCGTTCGCTCAGACTGTGGACACTCGGCAGCAGCGCCGATCCATGTTCTGGCCAACGGAGATCGAGCAGCTTCAAGAGCTATGCAAGCAGGGTGGGTCCACGGGCGCGTTCGCGCTCGACACCTTGCCTGCGATGTCAACTCAGACCATCATGAATGACTGCTTTGGGCCTTGGCCCTATGGAGGCATCTAAAATGTCGCATCGACGGACTGTCATCGTGGAGGAGGTCTCCTACCAAGGGACCGACGGAGAGGACCACGTTGCCCATCGGGGCGACAAGATCGTGGTCGCTGACTCTGGGATCGATCACTTCGACACCTTCCAGTCTCTGAGCCCAGAGGGTCGCTGGGCAGAGTTTCTCAGGCGGGAGAAGGAAGCTGAGAAGGCCACCACGCCTGTAGAGAAGAAGCCTTCTGATCCCAAGCCCTCGGAGCCGGAGAAGTCCTGATGTTCGCCTTCGGAGAGACAGTCACTTTTGAGGCTGTCTCTTCGTCGTCGAGAGACTCACATGGGAACAAGGTCGTGACATATCTCCCAGGCGTTTCTGTTGACGGCTGGGCGTTCGATCCAGGTGGCTCAGTTGAGTCGTACGAGCCGGGACGGAACAGGGTCGTGAGTTCTCCCCAGCTCTTCCGGCAAGCGACTGACTTCGTCCCGAGCCCGCGTGATCGGTGCACGGTTCGCGGAGTCCTCTATCAAGTGAGTGGCCAGCCTGCTGTCTGGAAGCACCCGATGACTGGCTGGGAAGCTGGTGTCGCAGTCGCTCTGGAGGTTGTTGATGGCTAAGCGGATGCGGATTGTTCTCAACTCGAACGAGCTTCGCCGGCTGCTCCAGACTGACGGCCTTCGGGTGACTCGGAAGGTCGGAGAACAGGTCCTCGCGATCGTCGGGACTGAGCACTACGAGATGGTGGAATGGGTGGGCCAGAATCGCGGTCGTGTCACGATTCGGACCAAGCCTGATGGTCGCTCGATGGGCCACGAGGCCAAGCATCACAACCTCATTCGAGCTTTGGGGTCCGTCCGTGTCTGAGATTCTCGCCCCGGTAGACGCGGAAGCTGTCGTGGTCCTCGACCTGGCCACGCAGTACCAGCTCCGCTCTATCGAAACTGAGGTTGGGACCTCTCTTCCTGACGGTCCTGTCCCTGAGTCGTTCGTCAAGATCCGACTCATGGGAGGGTCTGCCACATTTATCTCATCTCGCGCTATGCTCACGGTAGAATGCTGGTCAAGAGATGAGGTCACCGCTTGGGATCTGGCATCCCTCACGGTGGGATTGGTTGATTCTCTACCTGAGCGGCTCGGAATCTGCTCGGGTATCACGAATGTTGGTGAACCGGTGAACCAGCCAGACCCAGACACAGCTACACCGCGGTACGTCTTCACCAAGGTTGTCCACCTGAGGAAGAAGAGCATTCTGTAGCAAGAACCCTCTGGTCCTCCGCAAGAGTCCGAAGGGGAAACCAATGACCCGCGTTAGTGCAAACATCTTCCAAGGGAAGCCGAATCTGACCATCGGCGGTCTGATGGCTGCTCCCGCTGGAACAGCTCTGCCGACCGACATCACCACTGCTCCGAACGCTGCGTTCAAGGACCTCGGTGCCGTCACCGAGGGCGGCTTCGTGCTCAGCCAGGATCTGTCGATCGACAAGATCCGGGACTGGAACGGCGATCAGATGCGAGCTGTGCTCCAGGAGTTCACCGGCACTGTTTCCGTGTCGTTCCTGGAGACCACTGCAGAGGTCCTCAAGGCGGTCTACGGCGCAGCTCAGGTGACCACAGTCGCCACCATTGGCACGCCGACTACGCATACCATCCGACTTGGGGCGTTCCTTCCGCCGGTCCTCCCGTTCGTCGCCAACATCCTGGATGATGTCCGAGCGATGCGCGTCGTGATTCCGAAGGGCCAGATCACGTCCCGGAATGACATGAGTTTCACGCGGAATGAGGCTGTCGAGCACGGTGGGTCGATCGACTGCTTCCCCGACGCTTCTGGTGTTTCGATCTACATCTACACCAGCGACGGTGTGAACGTCGCCTAAGTCCCCTTCAGCCGGTGTGACCGTGCGGAGGACCCATGCCGGCTGAAGGGGTCCTTCAACCCTCCTAGGAAAGGCAGAGATGGCTAAGGCAAAGCTCAAGGGTCGAGGCAGTGACGACGACTTCGTCTTCACCACAAGCTTGGTCGATGACGACGGAGCTCCGGTGATCATCACCGTTCCGTCTCTCGCGAAGGCTGAGATCAATGAGTTCAAGATGCAGCTTCTCCGAGAAACCGCTCCTGTCAAGGCGATTGGTTACGCGCTTCGGGCTTCTCTCGGGCCTGATGCCGACGAGGTGATCACTCAGCTTGCTGAACTGTCACCCAGCGAATCCAAGCAGTTCCAAGATCAGTGGTCTGAGCATTCTGGCGTGAGCCAGGGGGAATCCTAAGCCTCCTCAACCTTCCTCGAGAAGAGTGGGAGGCTCTGGAGTCTGACCTTCTCCGGTCTGGTTTCACGCTTGCGGATATTCCGAAGAGGGTTACGTGGAGAGCTCTGAAAGCGCGCTATGAGCATTCAGCTCACGGTGACGCTCTCTTCAGGGTTATCAACGGAGAACATGCAGCCTGGTCTAACCAAGAGTACATGATTGCAGATCTGTTTGATCTCTTAGCCCTTCTCTTGTGGTCTAAGACAGAGGACGGTCAGAAGAATCGGAATCGACCTCGACCTCGGCCTCGGCCTGGTTTCAAGGACCACCCAGAAGGGATCTCGCTCGGTTCGGGAGGTGTTCCGGTAGAGGAGTTTGCAGATCGTTGGGCTGAAGCAGTCCAACGGATGTCTGAGTAGAGGAGGGTTGCTCCGTGGCGTACGAGGTCGGTGTCGGATATCTAGACCTGGTCCCGTCTCTGGGGGGCAACTTCAACTCAATTCTCCAGGGCGCAGGCAACGATATCAACAGAACCCTTGGCCGGGCTGGAGATAGCGCTGGAGAGCAAGCGGGAGGCCTGTTCTCGAGCTCTTTCGGCAAGATCTTGAAAGCTGGAGCGATTGTCGGCGCTGTCGCTCTCGCTGGCAAGGCTGCCGGTGCAGCTTTCTCAGCCACCTTCGGTGAGGCGATGGAGCGGCAGGCTATCGGGGCTAAGGCTGCTGCTTCGCTCGGCCTGTCGGATGCGGACAGCAAGGCGCTCGGCGCGTCGGCTGGCAAGTTGTATGCGCAGGCATACGGCGATTCGTTCGAAGGTGTCACCGATGCGCTGACGCAGGTGAAGTCGGCGCTGGGGGATCTCGGCGGCGATGAGCTCGAGGCGGCCACGAAGAAGGCCATCAACTTCGGTTCGGCGTTCGATGTTGACATTGCGCGCTCGGTGCAGTCGGTCAACACGCTGCTCGGGTCGGGGCTCGTCAATTCTGCGGATGAAGCGTTCGATGTTCTGACGAAGGCCAGCCAGAAGGTGCCGGCTGCGCTCCGTGAGGATGTGCTGGATGCGTCCGATGAGTACTCCCAGTTCTTCAATGCTCTGGGGTTCAACGCATCTCAGGCTTTCGGTGCGTTGACTGCTGCGTCTGACAAGGGTGTCTTCGGCATCGACAAGACCGGCGACGCGATCAAGGAATTCACGATCCGCGCCACCGACATGTCGACTGGCACCACGGCCGCGTTCGAGTCGATCGGCCTGGATGCGCAGCAGATGGCCAACGACATCCTCGCCGGAGGCGACACCGCGCAGGGCGCCACGCAGAAGATCATCGACGGGTTGCTCGGGATCGAGGATCCGGCGACCCAGGCAAATACCGCCATCGCTCTCTTCGGCACGCCACTGGAAGACCTTGGCGTGTCGAACATCCCGCAGTTCCTGTCGTCGTTGGACGACGCGACCGGCGGGCTCGGCGACTTCGCTGGAGCCGCCGACGCGATGGATCAGCAGCTCGGCGGGACGATCCAGGCGAAGTTCACGAGCCTGACGCGGACCCTGGAGGGGTTCGGCCCCACGCTGTCGACGGCGTTCCTGCCGGTGGTGGGTCCGATCCTGGACGGGCTCACCAGCGTGGCCACCGTCGGGCAGGAGAAGCTGCAGAGCCTCTCGGATAACGTCGGTGGATTCTTCGCCGGCTTCAACGGTGACACCGACGTTGAGCTGACGGACAACCAGCGCCGGTGGGCGGTCTGGGGTGATCAGGTCCGGGATGCGATCGCAGGGCCGCTACAGCGCGCCCAGGGCCAGTGGGACGCCTTCTGGGGTGGCCTGTCCACGGGCTTCGGAGACGGCGGCGGTCCGCTCGCTGAGATCGGCGCCGCGATCCACGACACCTTCGGCGACACCTTCAAGCAACTGATGGACACCGGCAAGCAGGTGTTCGACGCGCTCGGCCCGCCGCTGATGGAGGCGTTCGGGACGATCTGGGAGGCGGTGAAGCCGCTGGTCCCGACGTTCCTGGAGCTGTTCCAAGCCTTCAACCCGGTCGGGTTGCTGTTCAAGGCGCTGTTGCCGATCCTGCCTCAGCTGGCGGGCGTCTTCGGCGAGCTTGCTAAGACTCTCGCGGGCGGAATCGCGCGCACGCTCGAAGCTCTCCAGCCTCTCTTCCAGAAGGTTGTCGACGTCATCAACCGGCTGCTTCCGTTCATCACGAAGCTGATCGAGTCGCTGCTGCCGCCGCTGGTGTCGCTGTTCGAGAAGATCGCCCCGCTCATTGAGGCGATCCTGGATGCGCTGCTTCCGTTGGTTGAGAACATCATCGACGCACTGATCCCTGCCATCGATGCGATCATGCCTGTGGTTGAGCGGGTGTTCACGTTCATCGCCGACAGCATCGGCAACGTGATCAACCTGTTCGGCGGGATCATCGACTTCATCACGGGCGTCTTCTCCGGCGACTGGGAGAAGGCGTGGACGGGGATCAAGGAGATCTTCGGCGCTGTCTGGGACCAGATC